CGCGCTACATAGACAATAGATTATTCAGTTCTAGCCGGGCAATCCTGAGTTATGCAACAGCTCAGCTAGCTAAGCCAGAGATTACACCTAGCAAGGGAGATGCTATTGATCTCAAGGGTGCCAGAGACATTGGTGCGGCTTTGTACCAGCATGCCCTAGATGAGAAGGTTGACTTCAAGGTACGCTCTGCGGTTCTCAATTTGATTAGTCGTAAGCGGGGCTATCTAAAACTACGGTTCGACCCTAACCTAGGCATGAACGGCGATATTGTAACTGAAGTCTGCAACCCAGAGGATGTAATCATTAGCCGATTTGCTGGTTATTTGCAGAATCCGGATAAGGTATACCAACGCATTCGCTGTACCGTGCAAGAGTTATGTAGTCGCTTTCCTGATAAAGATGCAGAGATTAAGGCAGCTTTCAGCATTGAGCGAGGTGTCTACACCCAGATGTCCCGTATGGTTGAATACTTTGAATGTTGGTTTACATTTACCAACAGTAGTGGTGTGCCTGACGAAGGTGTCTGCTGGTTTATACATGAGAAGAAACTGATACTAGACAAAATGCTCAACCCCAACTGGATACGCTTTAAGAGTCGTAAAAAAGAGTTGCAGGCCAATGTCACCTCTATTCCACCAAAGCCATTTGTAGCGTTTAACTATATCAATACGGGTCATAGTTACATAGATGAGACGTGTCTAATTGAGCAGGCATTACCGCTGCAGGTAGCATTGAACAAGCGTTTGCGGCAAGTAGGCGAGAATGCTGACTATGTCAATGGCCGTTGGGTAGCTAACAAAGATGCACTAACCCAAGAAGATGCTCGAAATGCTGTTAATAAGGGTTCTAGAACAGTTCTAATGGCAAGTCGAAAGGCTACCGGTGCAGCACCTGTATTGGAGAACATAGCGCCACAAGCATTGCCTGCCTATGTTGTTGAGACCATTTTTGACTACCGCAACGAAATAGATGGCATGATGGGTACACCGAGCCAGTTCAAGGGAGACCAGCCAGCCAGTAAAGACACGCTGGGCCGTGACCTGATGATTAAACAGCAGGCTGGGGCGCTCCAAGATGACCTAGTACGGGCCATTGCAGCCAGTATGGAGACATATTACACATTATTGTTGCAGATGATGCGTGTCTACTACACCGATGACTACTGGTTCCAGACTCGTGGTGGTGACGGTAAGTATGAGTTCATTCTAATAAATGGCGACAAGTTAGACAGTAATGTAAAGGTCAGCGTGCAGACAGATAGTACGTTGCCGCTGGATAAGGCAAGTATTCGTGCCACTGCTATGCAGTTGTGGCAAGCTGGTAATGCTATCGACTACAAGCAACTGATGGAAGACCTTGGCTTGCCTAACCCAGACATACGTGCTGAGCGTTACTTGCAGCAAATGACCAACCCAGCCGATTACTTGAACTCTATTAAGAGTGATGACATAGACAGTGATGCCCGTTCTGATATTGACCTGCTCATCATGAATAAGACACCGGAGGAGCGTAACGACTACAGTCAGGCGTACTTCGATTACTTCAACAAGTTTGTAAGTAGTAATGAGTTTGCTAAGCTGCAAGGCAAAGATCCCAAGGCTGCTCAGCGTATTGTGATGTTCATCACAGCCATACAGCACGCTATGATGCAATCGCTGAACTTACAGGAGAGTCTGCAGCCAGAACCACAGGTAGATCCCGTAACTGGACAACCAGTACAAAATGTGGGACAATCTCCACAGCAGCCAGGAGTACCAGCTCCGGCGCAACCAAATCCAGGCATGCAACCAGTGCCAGCACCACAAGCTGCTACTCCAGTTGCTCAACCTGTGCCAACACAGTAAGGAGTGAAAATGGCAGATGCACCAACCGAAGAACAAGTCAAAACAGCTAATGATGCTGAACTGGCGAAGTGGGAAGACGACTTTGACGAAGCAGATTTAAATGTTCCAGCTAGTAAAGAGGATAAAGATGCCCAAAGGACTGACGAAAAAACAGAAGAAGAACCTAAAGACGGCGATGCGGCTGATGACGAAGAAGAACCCGCAGCAGTTTACAGTGACCCAGCCCCGGTCGTAACGATCGCGGACCCTGGCGATTACACACCTGCCGACTATTCGTTTGAAGTAACTCTAAAAGATGGTAAAACTGTTAAGGTTAGTACTCCAGAAGAGGCTGAGAAATTAGCAGATGACCCTGACAATTTCGAGACACCTAAACAGTTAATGGATTTCATTAACAAGCAGAATAAGATGAATCACAATCTTGATCGTGATCATGACAAATGGGAAGCGGATAAAAGCAAGTTTGATGAACAAACTGCTATAGAGGCAGAACGTCAAGAGAAGGTAGATAGTCTAGTTAAAGGTTTTGAGTATCTTGTATCTAAAGGTTTCTTGCCAAAAGTAGCCGAACCAGACCTAACTGCTGATTGGAGTGATCCAGAAATAGCTAAGCATGACGGCGTCAAAGAACAAGTTGCCCTTATGAACTACATGGTTAAAGAGAATAAGAATCGTGAGAAGGCGGGTGTGCCATTACTTAATTCTGCCCTAGATGCATACAACGCTTGGCAGCTAGATACAAGCAGACAGCGAGCTGAAGCGGAACATAAGGCAGACGGTGAGGCCCGCAAGACCGCAGGCGCCCGCGTGGCTGGTGTGTCTCCAGCTGCGCAGGCTCCCTACGTACCTAAAGGCATATCGGTTGGTCGTACGCTTAACTTTCGTGGCGGAGCAGACTGGGAAGATTAGTTGACATATAAAGCGTAGATGATATACACTTCATCATAAGGACAGCCCTGAACGGGCTGTTTTTTATTTACTAAGACTAAGGAGTAGGCATGTCAGCGACTGCACAGAATGACAGGGTCAATAACATCACCCTGCAAGACTACAACTCTACTGTTGTAGACACTATTAACAAATCCAGTGAAATCATGAAGCGAGTCGTTTCACGCCCCGAGCGTTGGAACGGTCGTAGCTATAGCTCGCCTATCTTCACTAATAACAGCCAGTTGGGGCAATCGTTCAAGGGTACAGAAAACTTTGATACTTCAATTGACTACAACACCCAGCAAATGACTTGGTACCCTACGGGTTACGCCCAGCCAGTCGGTGTATCAGTCGTAGAGCGGTCTATCAATGCAACGCCTAGTGGTGTAGTTGACCTATACAAATCATCTTACCAATATGCTCAGAACTCCATGATTACCGCTCTTGGTAACATCTTCTACGGTTTTGGCAATGGTAACGACTTCGATGGCCTTGGTGTTATCGTAGATGACGGCACAAGCACTAGCAGCTATGCGGGTCTTACCCGGGCCACCTACCCAAGCATTAACGGCTTTGTAAGTGCTGCTTCTGGTGGTGTTCTGACGCTTGACTATATGGCTGCTCTTGATGATGGTGCTACCATCTCTGGCAACTTGTCTGAGACACCAAATGTACTAATGTCTAACCGCACCGTATGGAGCTTATATGAGTCATTGCTCAACCCAACGGTAAGTGCTAGATACGATTCTACAGGTGGTTCTTTCACTGATGGTTCTACTGGTGTCAAGCAGGCAGTTAGCGCATCAGATGGCTTTACATTACGGGCTGGTGCAAACAGCTTGTCATACCGTGGTAAGGACTACGTCCGAGACGACAAGGCAACTGCCCAAACTTTGTTTGGTCTAAACGAAATGTGGTTCTACTTCCGCAGTCTAAAACTGCAGGGTCTGGAACTAGTCGGTACACAGGAAGATGTCACTGCTGGTGCACTCAAGTCATACAAGGTTTCTGCTTTCCAGTTCCGTGAACCTATTATGCCTGTAAACCAGTTGGCTGCAGTCGGTATCTTTGTTATGTACGGCCAATTTTACTCGGAGAACCCTAATAGAAACTTTAAGGGTACTGGAATCACCACTTCTTAATAGGAAAGAAACGGAGAATATAACATGTCACTTTCAGCAGCAATGCAAATTACCGACCAAGATATCTATCAGCAGACATCTGTTAAGGGCGCTCAGTTGGTCGGACAACTTGCCCAAACAGCAGATGGCCGCACCTTTCGATACGCTAATGCAGCTGGCACACTTGTAGCCGGACGGATTACTGAAGCATTGGCAATTACTGCCAACTATGCTAACCGGGCACTTACTACATCTGCAGCAGCAAACCAGAACCAGGTTACGATTGTGCTTGGTACTACCGCAACAGCAGACCAGTTCGCTGGGCAGTATCTGGTAGTTAACGACAACACTGGTCAAGGTCAGGGTGCTTACTACATTACTGGTAACACTGCAGCTACAGCTGGCAACAGTAACACCACTGTCGTCACGCTAAAAGGAAACCTAAACGTGGCCGTAAGCTCGACAGCTACTGCTACGGATGTAACGATCATCCCTAACACATACAGTGCAGTCATTGAACACACTGCTGTGATTACGCTTGTAACCGCGGGTGCGCCTGTAATTGCAGTCACCTCTGGTAACTGGCACTGGCAACAGACTGGTGGTATGGCTTCTATCTTGAGTGATGGTACTATTACCAAGAATGCCGAAGGTATTCCATCTGATGCTACGGCTGGTGCAGTTGAGATCCGCGTGGATGCCACGGTGATTAAAGCTGTGGGGTACGCTCCGGAAGCAACCACCACTACCGACTACACACCATTTGTATTAACCCTTTACTAAGCTTAATTCTAGGAGACATATATCATGGCAATTGGAATTAAGAAGATCGAAAACTACGTAGACGTAGTTCGACAAAATCAGGGTCTATACACTGCCCTGCCAATTCAGACCACTACTAACCTATCGGTAGGTACGACATCTACATTTACAGGGGTGGCTACGTTTACTGCTGCCCCAGTGTTTACAGCCGCGCCATCTGGACCACAAACTAGTACAGTCGCCACTAGTGCCACGGTTGGTGCCACGGTTGTTCTTACTGCGGCTGACTCCGGTAAAACACTCATTAACGTGTCTACTAGCGGTAGCCCGTCTTGGACATTACCAACAGCAGCAAATGGACTAAAGTTTACGTTTGTCTGTGGTAACACCACCGCCGGGTTTACAGTAACTGGTGGTGTGGTACACCTGAAGACATCGGCATCTGGTACTGCACTGACGAGTACTACGACCGTTACCAACACGCAGGGAACAGCAGTGGTTGGCGATACACTTACTATTGTCTGTGACGGTACAGCTTGGTGGATGGTTGCTCAGTCTGGTATATTTGCAGCAAGTTAATAGGGAGATTTAATATGAGCGACACACACATTAATGCGTACTTTGGCGATGTAGACGAGAAGCAAAAGCTTGTTGATCTAGCCAACGGTGAACTGGAGGCTGCTAAGGCACGGCTCGAGGTGAAGAAGAAAGAAGTTGGATATGTAGAGGCTGACCCAACTGAACGGGGTGAAGTTAGGAAACTAGAAGTTACTGACACTCCTGCAAAGAAAAAATAGCACCCTGTAACTGGTACCACTCTAACCACCCTTATGGGGTGGTTTTTGCTTTCACGCAAACATATGCTACAATCCGCTCATGACTATACAAGAGAGAATTCAGCAATCTGAACAGCATTTTAACGAACTAAGCAGGCAGCGAGACGATATCAATAGTGAGATGACAAAATTGCAGGGTGAGTGGCGTGTACTCCAGGAGTTGTTAATTGCAGAGGCTGAACCGAAGAAGGCAAATAAAAAGGCGACTACCATAGAGGCAGTAGCAGAGGAGGATAAGTAATTGGCGGTAATTGGTCCAGGTGCAGCAAAAGAGATACCGGTAAATGCAAAACCAGCGCTGGAAGGTGCCAGCGAGTTTGAATATGTTACCGTACTTAATCCGTTAACAGACGACTTTGCAGTACGGGTCGGGCAGGATGTGCCGGTTAATGCACCGTTTACTATTGGAAGAGACATAAGTGGCAAAACAGCTCAGACAACTCTAACCGAGCGCGATGCAGCCCAGACATATGGGCTGTCTTTGAAGAATAATGACTTTCCTGGTCGTAAACACATCACTATGGACACTATTATTCCTGCGGGCCAAACTCGTCGTTTTAAGGGTAACGAGGCACAAGTAGCGGTGCGACAGCTGGCTAACGAACTCATACAGCGTGAAGGCAACACCAAGATGTTATCCGACCCAGAAGTACGTGCAGCAGCTGAGGCGCGTATTATAGTATCCCGTGGTAGTATTCAAGACCTGATGGACGCTCAAATGCAGACCCCTCGTAGTCAAGCAGATGAGGCAATTAGGAAATCTAATGAGGTACGAAATGAACAACCATTCCCAGGACTCAATAGAGAACCAGGTACAGAAGTTGGAACGGAGGGCGACGCAAGCGGAACAGTTATTGTTCAGCAAGAACGCAGAGGTCCAGGCCGTCCAAAGAGAGATTGATAATCTAAAGGCTAGATTTGAGCACAAGACTACTGAACTACTCGCTGAACAGCAGATGTTATTAGAGGCGGAAGGGAAAGTACTCAAGGATACTGTAAAAGGCAGACGACGGGCACTCACCAAAGTCAAAGAACTAATGAAAGAGGCTGAAACTGATCTATCTAGTGTCAGGGCTGACATGATACTCGCTCAGGATGACCTAGAGGCTACTCTAAAAGCCATTGACATAGCCCAAGACGACCTACGTGGCATACAAGAGAAGCATACACAGGTAGAAGACGGTCTGGTTGCATCAAGGGATGCGCTGCGCGATGTTGAGTTATCCGTATCCAAACTCCAAACAGAGGAAAACAGGTTACTTGATTCGATTAGCGCCAAAGAGAGGGCATTGTATGATCTTGAACGGCAGGAAGTAAATGCCCAAGATACATTTTCTGCTTCTGAAGTTCTCAGAAATAAGCAATTAGCGGTGTTAGATGCAAAGTTATTGGCTGTTGTAGACGAAATTGAGCAGAAAACGCAGGAATACGAGGTTACTAGGCGCTCCTTAGCCGAGTGGCAGACCAGATTGGAGGCTCAAGACCAGAATCTACGTATACGAGAGTCGAAAGTTGCTGAGGGTGAGACCAAGATTGTCCGTAATAGCAATCTGCTCAATCTGTAGTATGATATGAGTGAAGGATAGCCCTGCACAGAGCTTTTATTTATATATGACAAGTACTGATCGCTCTAAGAATCATGAAGGTGTCTTATGGGCCGTAAGTTCCATAACAGGACAGGCCGAATATGTAAACAGCACTAATCATATCCTGAACAGTACGGCGACCATTAGCGGCAGTTCAATACCTATTTCTGGTGCTACAACAGGTATTGG